CGCTGATCGCCATGGGCGTGAACGCGACGATCAGCGCCTACAAGGTGGTCGCCGCCTGGATCCTCCAGCGGGCGACGTCAATCGCGAGCCTGACCGCACAGGGCGCAGCGATCCTGGTGATGGTCGGACAGTGGATCCTGCTCGGCACCCAAGCTCTCATCCAGGGTGCGCGCATCGCCGCAGGCTGGATCATGGCCATGGGCCCGATTGGCTGGATCATCGCCGCCGTCGTCGGCCTGGTCGCGTTGATCGTCGCGAACTGGGAGAGCGTCAAGCAGTGGACGGTCGACGCTTGGAACGCGATCTGGAAGTGGGTGTCCGACCGGATCACCGACATCCGCGACACGGTCCAGGCGCGGATCCGTGACGTGCTCAGCTTTTTTGAGTGGTTCGCCCAGCTCCCCGGCAAGGTCTCGGCCTGGTTCGGGTCCGCAAAGGACTGGGCCGTTCGCAAGCTCTCCGAGCTGATCGATTGGGTGGCCGGGCTGCCTGGGCGCGTTCTTGGCGCGATCGGCGACATCGGCTCGAAGCTGGTCCAGGTCGGAAAGGACATCATCGGCGGCATCGTCCGCGGCCTTGGCGACGCGGCCAGCTGGATCTGGGAAAAGCTCAAGCAGATCGTCTCCGACGCCTGGGACTCGGTGCTCGCCTTCTTCGGGATCAACAGCCCGTCGAAAGAGGGCATATGGGCTGGTCAGATGATCGGCCGAGGCCTCGCTCTGGGCATCGCCTCGATGACCGACCAGGTGTCAGCCGCGACGGGACAACTCTCCGCGGCCGCCCGACTGCCAGGCGCGGGTGACCCGCTCGGGCTCGGGCTCCCGCTCGGATCACCAGGCACCGGAGCGGGCTTCGGCGGCATCACGGCGGGCGCCACCATCGACAAGCTGATCAACGTCGAGCGCCTCGACATGAGCGCGGCCACCTCGCCCCGCGAGGTCTCCACAGAGCTGGCGTGGCAGCTCGAAAGCGTTGGGGGGTGAGCCGTGGCAGCTGGCGACCTGATCACCGCTGACGACCAGATCGAGTGGCGGGGCCTGATCCTGGGCCGCGGCACCCCCTACGGGTGGAAGCAGGTCGACGGCCTGCGGGACCTACCCGACATCAGCGGCGGAGACACACAACGCACCGACCGGCACGGCCTCTACCCCGGCACCACGCTCGCGGGCGGTCGCACGATCACCTTCACCTACATCACCAAGCGGGTCGCCCCGGCCGCGTTCCCGGCGGCCGTGGCGTCCCTGCTGGCCGCGACGGCGCTGCGCGAGGGCGCCGACGAGGAACCGCTGGTCGTTCGACTGCACGGCACGCTGTATCAGGTGTGGGCACGCTGTGTGCGCCGCACGATGCCGCTCGACGCGCACTACACGATCGGCAAGGCCAAGGGCGCGATCCAGTGGCGTGCCAGCAACCCGCGCGTGCAGCAACTTCCCCAGGTCGACGTACCCATCGGACTACCTGCCTCACTGTCGACCGGGCTGATCGTCCCGCTGACGTTCCCGCTCGACTTCGGGCCAGGGCAGACCGGCGGCGAGACGACGGTCACCAACCTCGGAAACACCGACGCCTGGCCGACCTTCCGGTTCAGCGGCCCCGTGACAGGGCCGAGGATCCTCGCGCCCGACGTCGGCGGCGCGCTCGTCTTCGACGGGGCCTGGACCGTCCCAGCCGGACAGACGATCGAGGTCGACACCGACGCCCGCACGGTCACCATCGTCGGCAGTGGCGTGAGTCGTGATGACCGCCTGTTCACAAGGCAGTGGTTCCCGCTCGCGCCAGGGCCGACACGGATCCAGTGGCAGTCGACCGGCGGCTACGACCCGGCTGCGGCGCTGCACGTGCTCTACCACCACACCAGCAACTAAGGAGGACGTCGTGGCGGAGCGCGCCAGTCTCTTCGTGTCCAACGCCGTGGGCGTCCCCGGCCCGATCACCGCGCTCGACGGCCGCTACGGCATGGCCGCCCTCGCCCAGGGGGCGGGCCTGGTCACCGCGCGGTCCGGGTTCCGGCCAGCCGCGTCGGCCCCGGGCCTGGTGACCGCGACCGGTACCCCTAACAAATTCATCCACGTCGCGCCTTTTCACCGTATCCACCAGTCGCTGCGCGGCGGTGGTGTCTACCTGCAGACGCTCGACGCGATCTTCGACATCAACGTCATCGACACCTACCCGCCCGACCCCAGCAACAGCCGCCGCGACCTGGTGATCATCCACCAGAACGACATCGGCTTCTCCGAGGCCGACAGCCTCATGCGGATCCGGTACATCACCGGCACACCCGGATCCGGGTCAGACCCGTCCCTGGCCGCCTACCCGGAGTACCGCACGCTCGCGCGGGTCACCGTCCCGCCGTCGGCGACCGTGATCAGCCCGGGTGATATCGCCGACCTTCGTGCGTCGGACAGCGTGCTGTTCACCGTGGCCACTGGCGGCGTCCTGCCAATCGGCTCGGTCACCGAGCGAGCGGCAATCACCGCACCGTACGACGGGATGCTGATCTGGCGTACCGACCGCGATTGGATCGAGGTCTATGACGGCACCGCATGGCGGGTCGAGGGCGTCGCGATCTGCACCTCGACAGCGGATCGGGACTCGGCGATCACCCACCCGCGAACAGGGCAGCTGGCGCAGACCACGAACACGCCGGACACGCTCTGGCAGTACGACGGCGGCACCTCGGCGTGGACGCAACTAGCCAGTGTCAGGGATCCGCGCGGCATCCTCGGCATCGTCCAGGCGACCGGCAACGTCGCGTTCACCGCCACCGAGACGCTCATCGACTCGATCACCTTCACGCACACGTCAGGCCGCTACGAGCGCGGCAAGTTCGACAGCCGTTTCTCCCTCAACACAGGCGGCGTGGCAATCATGCGCTACCGCTACGTGTCCGGGTCCGGACCAGTCGCCAACACTGACACCCTGATCTACGAGACGATCCCGACCGGTAGCGGCAGCAACAACCACATGGGCATCAGCAAGGTGTTCCCGTCGGTGTTCCGGTCGCTGACCAGCGGCACCTACACCGTCGGCGTGTTCGCCACTGCGGCGGCGGGCGCGACGAGCGGCACAATCAACGGCGTCGCGAACGGCCTTGAGCGCGACTTCCTCGTCGAGGACGTGGGTGCGCCGTGACCGCCTGGTCCTACCTGATCAGTGACCTCGCCACCAATAAGACGCTCGCCGAGGTGCCGCTGTCAGGGATCCGCGCGACCAAGGGCGTGTGCATGTCCGGCACACTCCAGGCCGACTGGGTCCTCACCCGACACGGCTCGACCACCCGACGTGACCCCTACGACCTGACCACCCCGGCCCGCCGCGTCGTCTACGCCTTGGAGGACGGGCAGCCAAGGTGGGGCGGGATCATCTGGACGTCGTCCTATGACTCGTCGACCCGCACGGTCAGCATCGGCGCTGCGGACTGGTGGAGCTACTTCGACCACCGGCTGATCCTGCCCGTCCTCAGTGGATGGACGACCCGCACGGACGGCACCCGGATACAGGCCGACCCCTTCTACGCCTCCGGTCTGGTCACCAGCTACGCCGACGTGGAGCAGAACCAACTCGCCCGCGACCTCGTAGCCCTGGCGCAGTCGCACAGCGCGGGCAACATCGGGATCGTCGCGGACGCATCGTCGTCGGGCATCTACCGCGACCGGACCTACCTCGGATCGGCACTCAAGTCGGTCGGCTCCGCGCTGGCCGACCTGTCCCAGGTCATCGACGGACCCGACGTCCTGTTCGACGTCGGCGCCGTCGACTCGTCCGGCCGTCCGACCCGGGTGCTGAAGCTCGGCACACCGCGGCTCGGACAGGAGGGCAGCGCGCACGTCTGGGAGCACGGCGGCAACATCATCGGCCTCAAGTGGTCCCGCAGCGCGTCGGCCATGACGACCCGGCACTACGCCACCGGCAAGGGCATCGAGTTGGGTATGCCGACCGCTGTGACCGAGGATCCGGCGCAGTACACCCACAGCCGTTGGCCGCTGCTGGAGTCGACCAGCGGCCACGACATCGAGGTCGACCCAACCGCACCGTACGGCGGGTTCGACTCCCTGCAGGGCCACGCGGACGGCAGCCTCGCCCGAGGCCGCAGCCCAATCGCGCTGCCAACCCTCGTCGTGCGCACCGACCAGGCGCCCACGTTGGGCACGATCTCGCCCGGCGACGACGGCCGCCTGGTCTTGCCCCCTGGGCATGAGTTCGCGCGCGCTGGATACGACGGCCCGGTCAGGGTCGCGCAGATCGCGTTCACACCGGACGCGCGCGAGGTCCCATCGGCCGAGCTGGTGTGCAACCCGCTCCTCGAAAGCACGGGGGTGTGACTTGGCGCCGATCAACCAGCCCACCGACCTGATCAGCATCATCCAGGGGTTCCGCCGCGAGCTCGACGAGCTGCGGCGGACGGTGGGCCTCTCCTCGGCCACGATCAACCGCGGCGGCTTGAGCCTGCTGAACGACGCGTTCCTCAAGATGGTGAGCGCGGCGGGCATCCAGATCGCCTACCTCGGGCCTGACCCGGACATTCCTGGCACGCAGTGCATCATCCTGCGCCGGACCGACGGGTCAACGGTGCTCTACACCTACACGCACGCGCCGAGCGGCAACCAATTCTGGGCGCTGACCGACAAGAATGGCCGCATCCTCGCGTCCGACGACGCGGCGAGTGGGATCGGTCTTGCACGCCCTTGGCTCAGCGTGCCGATGTACCCGCTGTTCTCGCAGGCAGCGTCATCGACGTTCGGGTATCCCACCATCGACGCTGCGACCATCGCCGCCGAGAAGACGCTCTGGAAGGGGCGGATCCCGCTGGTGTCACACCCCAAGATCGAGATCAGCGGGATCTGGGGCCAGGCCAGCGGGTCCAACGCAGCGACGTACCGACTCACGCTCAACGGAACCGAGATGGGCACCTGGACCCCTGGGTTCGAGGAGTCCAGACGCACCTTCGACATCACATCGAAGATCGACCAGTCGAATGCCGATCTGCAGGTGAAGGTGTCGGCGACAGGCACCGGGCTTGTCGCCGCAGGTCTTTTCGGGGTCTGGATGCGACAGACCTAGTCGCAGACCTCGTGCCCGATGTGGTCAGTCGGGCCGTCATGTACCCAGCGGCACACCTGCGGC